TTGCAGCAGCGCGGCAATGTCTTCCGACGCAAAGCCTTCCTGAGCTAAATCCCCTGCTTTTTTTGTAATGCTCATCGTTCCTCCACATAAAAAATATGACGGCCTATTTTACCCAGGCGCGTCATGTTTTTAGCGCGCGACCATGCCGGTGAGACATAATCAGCGTGGTAATGGGTGGCTCCCAGATTTTCCCAAGGATTTTGCCAGGCTTCGCGGACGGCGCGTTGCGCTTCCGCCCAGGCCTTTGCATCTTTAGGGTTTTCGTCTTTGCCGTCCCAGTAGAACGAAAAAGCGTTTTTTTGCTTAATTACGGCGCAGGCATCGTTGGGGAATGCGGGGTGGTCCACACGATTTTCCGCTACATGCACTATGGCCCGCTGCCCGGCTGGTTCCTCGCCACGGGCTTCCCAGTAGACGGCCAAAGCCAGGCACACAAAGGGTATTTCAAGCATCGTCGGCCTCCACTTCGCCGCTACCGCCGCACTCCGGGCACTCAATCTCCCGCTCCCGAATATAACCACCGTGGGTCCACGAGATGACGTGTTCTTCGACGGTTACTTTTCCAGTGCCGTTGCAAACGGGGCATTCAATAAAGTCCCCGGCATGAAACTTTCTCTTCATTACACCGGCTCATCCGAGAGGGTTATTTCCAGGTCTTCGCCTTTGTCGGCGTTGGCCCAAGGAGCTTCAAAGCACACGATTTCGTGCGTTCCCCTGCGGGTTTTAATTTTAATTTTCCTCCAATAAACCTTTTCCCTTTCTTGAATTGGACCGACCGTGATGTCGGTGACATCGTGCACACTGATATCCATCAGTTCGCTCCCAGCCAACGTATCAGGGTCGGGAAGGCCAGCCCCAAGATCACACCGAGTGATCCTGCACCCAGGAGCGCTGTTGGCAACCCGATTGCTAACTCCCTTTTCCAATTGTATGGCTCGGGGGCCGCGTTACGCGGTTTGCGGTTTTTAGGGCGTGGCGCGCTCCGACCAGTGCGACCGGGGTTTGTTTGGCGCTCCATCCAAGCGTTTATTTCCTCCGCATCCCAGCGGAGCTGTAGGCGCTTTGCGCCGTCCTGGGCCACGGCCCAGACTTTTTGAGGGCTAGGAAAACCCGCACCGCGGGCTTTCCGATAAATTGTGCTTTCCCCAAACCCCGTGGCTTTGGAGACCTGAGTGATCGAAAGCATTTGCGCGTCATTCCGCGGCACAGGGTGGTGGTAATTCCACATATTTACGCTGTCGGCGTTCAAAGGCTTTTGATTTACGCCCATGGTTTTCATTTTCTTCTCCTGTTGTGTTGTGTAGCAGCAACACTATGCGGCTTATCGCATAGCACGTCAACTGCTTTTTATCCGACCAGTATGCGGGTCCAAGCGTCGCGAATTTTTTGAGCGTCTGCGTCGCGCTCTTCTTGCGTGCCCATCATCCCGAGTTGAAGCAGGGCGATTTGGCTCTCGACTGCTTCTTCAACAACGAATTTAGCGTCGGACCAGGAGATTTTTTTTGTAATCGAAGTCATTTCGCTTTCCCTTTTTTGTGAGAGAGCGATTATATACGACTATATAAGAGTTATCAACAGGGAAATATAACAATTTAAAAAAGCAGACGCCCCCGGACAGGGAGGAACCGGGGGCGTCGCGGTCAGTTTCTTAAATCAGAGGCACCACAACGTTTGACCTTACGCGCAGTAGGAAGAAAATAAAACGCGGTTATGCGTCTGTCAAGGGTCTATCGCATACCTGCCGCTAATTTTTTATCTTCACGTCCATTTTTTGACTAGGTGTAACGTTTTTATACACCTCAAACATGTATCGAAGTTGCCCGCTGATGGTTCGGCCTTCTTCGCGAGAGATTTTTTTCAATTCGTCGTACACCTCACGGGGTGTCAGAACACTTTTCCAACGCTCGGTATCCATAACGGGTCTCCATAAAAAGATTTTGTAAGAACATATAAGAATTTATCCGAATAAGCAAGGGACATCCCGTTATTCTGCGGTCCCCCAAGAACTTCCGATTTCGACGTCGCATTTCGACGGAACCTCCAACGGCACGGCGTTTTCCATGATCTTCGCAACATCGAAAGCTTCTTCTTTTGACCCCACAGACATGGCTATCTCGTCGTGAATTTGGATCATCGGTAGCCTACCGCTCTGGTAGATATCGACCATAGCCTTTTTGGTCATGTCGGCTGCGGACGCTTGGATCAAACGGTTCAGAGCTTTGTATGTAAAGGCCCGTTTTAAGCGCGCCGTGGGCCCATGTTCGAGGACCGCGTCTTTGTATGTCATGGCCTTGTGCATGGCGAACGAGTCCGGCTCCCAGAGGTCGAAGCGGCACTTCCTGCCGAGTATGGACCGAAGCGAACCGGACGACGCCTTTTCGTTGAGCCTGTTCATAACGCCGTTCATCAACCCTTTAACGAACGGCACGCGATCATGATACTGCTTAGTCAGGCTCTTAGCCTCGTCCACGGATACATCCAATTGTTCGGACAGTTTGTTCACGCCCATGCCATACATCATGCCCAGGTTAATGGTTTTAGCCTGCTTTCTGGCAATGTTGGCCATTTCCGCGACCATTGTATGAAAGTCGGTGTCTGGATTATTGGAGTAGGCCTCCACAAATTCCTCTGCCCCGCGCAGCGGCACGCCGCGGGCTTTACCGTAAAGGTGCGCGTAGTGGACCAAGATGCGTGGTTCCTGCTGCGAGAAATCAATGGCCGCCCACTGGTCGCCTTCTTCGGGTAAGAAAAGACTGCGGATCATGGGTCCGAGTTCTGGATCGCGAGCCGGGATTTGTTGCAGGTTGGGGTTGGACATTGAAATGCGCCCCGAGACGGTTCCGCCGTCGTCAGAACGAATTTGGTTAATGTGGCTGTGAATACGGCCGTCGGCCCGGCAGTGCTTCATGATGGTGTTGATGAACGTGCCGGACGTTTTGTTGAGGTTCCGCGCTTCGACAATAAGCTTCGCTATGGGGTGCTCATGCTCTTGCAGGAACTGTTTGGTGAAACTTGGCGCGCCCTTTTCGGTCTTGGGATATTTAATATCCATACCATCAAAAGCTTTGGCCAAGGATTGAGCGGCCCAGATTTCAACGGTGGTTCCGGTAAGCCGTTTAATTTCTTGAAGAACGCTTTTTTCTCGTTTGAGGAGGCTATTCCGCGTGATTTCGACCTTGTTCTGGTCAACGCGAACGCCCCGCATAGTCATGTCTACGAGGCAAGGCAGGAGGTTCAGTTCCAAATCGGCGATGGTGGTTAGGTTTTCTTTACGGATTTGTCCGGTGAAATAATTCCACAATTCAAGAGTAAGCTCGGCGTCGGCCTCGGCGTAAGGTCCGACATACATGGCAGGCATCTTCCACATCTCGGCTTTGGGGTCGATGCCGAACTCGCGCGCTGCCTCTACCAAACCCTTTTCCGATTTGGTTTTGTTCAGCAGGTCGTAGGATAGTGCGTTCAGGCTGTAGCTAAAGCGGTTTTCGTCCAGTAACGATGCGATGACCATCGTGTCGATAATCCGACCGTTGACCTCAAACCCGGAAGCCTTAATCCATCCGAGATCGTACTGAGCGTTGTGCATAACTTTGTCGGCGGGGCATTCAAACACTTTTTTGAGCCATCTGGACACGATGCGCTCGTCGAGATTGCCACCACCGAAATGCTTTACAGGTAGATAACCAGACCACCCGTCCACGGCGACGGCATAGCCTACAATAAACCCGTCTTTAGTCGGCCAACCGGGACCGTTTGATTTAAGGTTTGGGTCCGAGGTTTCGACGTCGATTGCAATTGTTTTCGCTGACGTGATGTCGGGCAGCTCCAGCGGAGGAACCCATTCGCTTTTCGGCGCAAACATCGCCATTTGTAATTTAGTCAATCTTTTTCGCCTTTGCGAAAGGTCCGACCAATGCAAACTCGGCCCCAAGGGCCGTATAACCGGCTTTATCGACCCAGCTATCTTTATGGTGCATCGTGGTTAACAATCGACAAGTTTTCAGCCAATCCATCATAAGAGCTACATGTGCGGGTGTCAGATATCCGGAGTCGGAATGCGCTTCTCGAACAATGACGTTCCAACCGTCAGCAATTCGTTCATGATTTTGGTAAGCGTCGCCATAATCTTTGGCGCGCTGACCGTTAATAAGTTTTTCGGCCGTCTCCAAGATTTGTTCGCGGTTCATACGTAATAGCTCCTTGCTGCATCTTCGGGTTCTACGAGGACGAGAGTGTCTTTAGTTCGAGTAATTCCAACATAAAACACCCTGTGCATATCGTCTGGGTTATGCTGCATATCATCATCTGCGGCTTTGGTCAGGCTAGTGTAGAGAACAACGTTGTCGGCTTCGCCGCCTTTTGCACCGTGGATCGTGGACAGCGAAATCCGGGGTTCGGCGTTGAACTTTTCGCCGCGACGCAAAAGAGCCGTAACATACGCCCTGTCTGTCTCCAGGATTTTATCCAAAGCTTCTGACCAGATCATGGATTGATCCGCCAACAGCCCGTGGTTTTCCATCAGGGCGGACATACTAACGACGTCATCATCCTCTAGGCCTGTCAGCTTCTTAAATCCTCGCTTTATCCGCGTCCCGGACGACATAAAAGCATACACCTGCCGCGCTAGCACAACAGGGATTGAATGTCCCCGGCGTAAAGTCTCCCACCCGTTCACGGCATCGGATAATTTCTTGCCAATGGACCGTGAGCCGCGGTAATTAAACAGATATCCGCCGGATTTAAGCCACGAGGCAGCGTCTTGCAGCATGTATCCCGCTTGAGACAGGATGAGCCATTCCCCGTCGCTCATGTCTAAATATTCAATGCCCGCCACAGTTTGAACGTGCCCTTCCTCGGGTTTTGGTTCGTACCTCTTCGGGAACCGGCGGTTAATGCGACTGGCGACGGTCTGCGCGACGGCATGAACTCGACGCGGCACTCGGTACGATTGGGAGAGCGTTTCTGAACCGCCGGGGAGGTTGATGAAGTGGTCAACGTCGGCACCGGCCCATCGGTAGATCGCTTGGTCGTCATCTCCTGCGCAATATGTACGAGTGGAGTTCTCGTCGAGGATATGCGCGAGGTCCCATTGCAGCGGGCTCAGGTCTTGAGCTTCGTCAATGAAGCACAGGTCAAACTGCGGGCAGGTCATATGCGCGGACCGTATAAATTCATCCAACATATCTGTGAAATCATAAAGGCCCATGTTGCCCTTGTATGCCTCCAGGCTTGAAGCAACGTAATTCACGACGTTCCAAGACTCGTCTAAATTGCTTTCGTTATATTGGTCTCGCAAATCCACCTTCCGCAGGCGGGCAAGGTTGATAACGTTCAAAACGGGGTTTTTGTTCGACGTAATGGACGTAATGTCTTCCTCGAACGCGCCTACTTGGGTGGAGCTGTAAACCTCTACACCGATTGTTTCTGAAAGCTCTCGGTAGTGCTCCTCCTGCATAACCTGCTCACCACGGATATTGCTCAGAGACATGGCTAAAGAGTGCAGCGTTCGGAAGTAACTCAGGTCCTTCTTAGGATCGAGGTTAAAACGCGCTGCGGCACGTTCCTTGGCCTCATTGGCGGCTTTGCGGGTAAAGGCTAAGAACGCAATCTTATGCGGGTGTACGCCGCTCTCCAGGGCTTCATCGACCATGTTCAGAAGCGTAGTGGTCTTTCCGGTGCCGGGCGGTCCAAAAATGCGAAACATTACTGTTTCCTGCCAAAATAGTCCGGTCGATTTTCTAAGATCGCATTACCTTCCAGAACAATTTGACGAACCCGCTCTCGACTAAGGCCAAACCTCTGAGCAATACTGGGCAGCGTTCTTTTCTCCAGAATGCGCATCCGCCAAATATTCCAATTCCTCTCCCGGTGTCTCTTTCGGAAGTCCTCCATCAGAACGGAACCTCAGCCTGACGTTTTAGTCTGGACGTGTCGAAAACCATGTCTGCGGTTTCAAAAGCAGGTATTTGCCACACACGCACGGAGCGTCCTTTGATTTTAAGAACGACGCTGTCGCCGTTAATGTCGCGCAGCCGTTGCGCAATCTTATGGCTTTTGTACTCGAAGAACTTATTTTTGCGCAGGTGCGCCTCAAAATCCTTCAACCGGAAGAAAGTCTGGTTCTTTTCTTCGTCGGTCCACGGACGTCGAAGCAAGATTTCTTCTTTGTCTTGAGCCTGCTGTAGGTGTCGGCAGAACTCTTCCAGATAGTCGTAGAACTGCCCGCTAATGCTGGCATCCTGCGCCACCTCTACAATGGCGCTCTCGTTGTCCCGCATCTCTGTCAAAAGCGCACCAATGCGTGCTTCCCACTGGGCCTTCGCCAACGACATGGGCATAAAGTTTAACTGCTCCATGCAGGCCTTTTGAAAAACAGGCTGGTTCATCAAAGCGTCAGTGTCTAACTCCAAGGGCTCCCCGTTCACGTCCATGAACCACACAGGAGGGTTGGAATTATATTTACGCAAGTTGGCTACTGTAGCGCCCGCTACCGCCGCCCCTATCCCAAACTTTTTGGTTCGGCACAGGTCTTTGTTGCAATGCGCGTTAATAGGGCTGTCAGAGCACTTGTAGACATAATCTTTGCGCTGTAGCTGCTTCGCGACAATATTAACTTCGTTCAGCGGCAGCGGCGGCTCAAGGTAGTCCATGTTAAACCGCAGTATCTCGGATTCCCAGGAATCTGGGTAAGCTTTGCGCAGGTAAACCCCCAGGTTAAAGAGGCCGTTGTTACGACCGCCCTCCGAAATCTTTGAGTTACACAAAATCTGCAAACACGGCGGACCGTCTTTAAGGTGATCTGTTTTTCCAGACGTCTCGACCTGTAGCTTTAAAATCTGCTCTGGAGTTTGAACATGAACCGCATACAGCTCAAAAAACTCGTCTAGCGTCGCAGATGTGCCGTCGTCTAAAAAACCATACCGCAGACCAGCCTCGTGATCGAAATACGGTAGATTAAGAAAGTTTCCGACATCCCCTCGGTCTAAATGCAGCTTTATCTGCTTTGGAAATATCTCGCTCTCGCCATAGCCCAGGGCCGCGGACATATGTTGCAGAGCCCTCTGCATGTCAGCCGCGGCAATCCAATCCTTAGAAAACAGAAAACAATGCGCGCCACCAGACTTTGATCGGCAAACCACCAGCGGCAACTTCATCCGCCGTATTTTTTCGATAAGCATTTTGTGGTCGAGAGGGTACTGGTCGATATCAATGCACCCCCACTTGCTTTTGTTGTCGGCGTTAATTGGAATTATTCCAATGCCCGCGCCGTCACCGTTTAGGTGTCCCTCCCAGAGTTTCGTGGTCCGCGGTTCGCGCAGGATGCCTGCCTTGCCTTTGGCCTTCCCGTTTGATCCCGTGCTTTCAATTTTGAAGTAGCCGTAGGCTTCCTTCAGGCCATCAAATATGGCCATGAACTGCTTGACTTGCATGTGCGCCTCAGAGAAATGTGGCGGGACCGAAGCCCCGCCACTTAGGATCAGAACGGAATGTCGTCGTCTTGCGCTGCGGGCGACGCGCTTTCGTCCGAGTGCTTAACTTGAACGTCCCCCAGGCTAATACTTGACGCAAAGCTTTTAGCCCGCTGGTAAATATCAACGCTCTGAACTGGGCCTTCGACGCTCATCTCCCAGCCATGCCACGAGCCTTTGGAGTTCTCCTCCAAGATGGTTTTGAGGTGATAGACGTGACTGAACCGCGGCGGGGTGAAGGGTCCGTTCTTCCCATTCATCGTCCGCGAGGCCATCATGCTGTTCCACTTACGGCTCTTTTTGAGCTGAGTAGATTTCATGGCAATCAACGCCGTTTCAGCACTACCGTCTTCGTTTAACACGATGACAAAATGTTGGTGCGTCTCCTCAATGTATTCACCAGAACCGTCGGCGACGTAATCCTTATTGTCGTCCGAAGACCGTTCAGTGCGCGGACGGGTGTCCCCCGGCTCGTAAATAGCGCTGGGTGCGCCCGTTCCAGAGCCCCGTGGTGCCCACTGAATGAAACGACGTTGGTATGCGGCAGGAATGACGGAGATGCCGTCCTTGCCTTTGTAAACGGCCCCTGTAACGGTGTTGTAGATGTCGCCCTTGCGAGCGTCGTCACGTTCGTCCAGAACCGGGTCGTTACCGCTAAGAACTTTTAGAAACGGCAGGGCAAGATCATCTTGTCCCATGTTTTCCATGCCTGCACCGGCATCCGCCTCGAAAAGGCTCTCGTCTACGACGGCTACGGCGTTATCTTCGTTTTTAGCCACAGCTTTTGCCATGTTATTTACTCCTCTTAATGACAGCGCGATGGCCTATCCAAGCGCCAAACAAGTCCATTGGAAACTCATCACCAGCCTCAACGCGCTCTTTTACAAAGGCTCGCAAAGTCTGAGGGTGAATTTCGGTTTTCTGCTCGGGCGCGTAACCCTGTTGAGCGGCGAGGTCCGTGAACGATGCGGCGAGTTCGTCTTCTCCTCGACCAAAACGCACGTTGACCTGATTTTTGATGATATCATCATAATGGTGGTCTCGGAGCCACTCGTATGCGGTCTCCCTGTTTGCCACTAAAATCGACGCACCGTAGGTTTGCTTGACCTCAACGGTGGAACCGTCGTCAAGTTCAAACTTGTTGATGCCGACCTCTTGCAAGAGAGCCGGAAGCTCTTCGTCGGTGAGCTTCATCAAAGACTTTTTTTCCGATTTGAGCGTTTGCTCCAAGTCGGAGATCAGCTCTTCTTTTTCGCGGATGGACCGTGCGATCCCCGCGACGCTGGACAAATCCGCCTGATCGACATTCTCGACAGATTGCGAATTTTCCTCTTCCATTAGACTAGTTAGATCAGTCATTCGTAGTTCCCTTTTCGCTGTTGTAGGCCGTGTCCGACCTTGACAAAGACTGATATTATCTTATACCAGTAGCGTGTCAACCTGTTTTTATGGAAACGGTTAAAAATGATGGATTACAAATTTAAAACGAAACCTTATGAACACCAAGAGAAAGCGCTAAACTCTTGTTGGGACTCAAGTTTTTTTGCTTTGTTCATGGAGATGGGGACAGGTAAAACAAAAGTCGCAATCGACAATATGGCGATGCTATACGAAAAACATGAGATAACCGCGGCACTCGTCATAGCTCCAAAGGGCGTTTACGATAACTGGGTACGAAACGAAATCCCCACCCATCTTCCGGAAAGAATAAACCGGCACGTCATGCGCTGGGTCCCCAAAAAAACTAAGACATATGAATCGGAGTTGGTGGACTTTGTGCTTTCAAAAGAAAGCATGTTGAAGATATTTGTTATGAACGTTGAAGCGTTATCCACGAAACGTGGCGTGGAGGCCGCAGAAGCGTTTTTGCATCAAAACCCAGAGAATTTTGTCCTCGTAGACGAATCCACCACTATAAAAAACAGGAAAGCCGCCCGTACAAAAAATATTATGGCGCTCCGCCCACTATCTAAATACCGACGCATTCTGACAGGGTCACCCATTACGAGGAGCCCAATGGATTTGTTTAGCCAGAGCCTGTTCTTAGACAAACGCGCTTTAAATTATAATAGCTATTTCGCGTTCCAAGCCCGGTATGCCGTGGTCCGTCAACGATCAGTCGGGCACCGCAGTTTTCAAGAAATTGTCGGATACCGCAGGCTGGACGAACTGTCCGAAAAGTTAAACCAATTTAGCTACCGCGTGCTCAAACAAGATTGTCTGGACTTACCGGAAAAAGTATTTGTCCGGCGCGAGGTTGAATTAACTAAAGAGCAGCGGTCCGCATATGACCAGATGGTGGTATGGGCCTTGGCCGCGCTGGGCAATGGCGAAGTTGCGACCACGTCGAACGTACTGACGCAAATCATGCGCCTGCAACAAATTTGCTGCGGTCACATAACGACCGACGAAGGTGTTCTAAAAGAATTGCCCAACAACCGCTTGTCTACTTTGATGGACTTGGCCGAAGAAGTGCAAGGCAAAGCTATAATTTGGGCGACATACACTCATGATATACAGAGCATATCTAATGCACTCAGCGACCGTTTTGGCCCCGGCTCGGTGGCTACATATTACGGAGAAACGCCGCAGGACGAACGTCAGCAAATTGTTAATTGGTTCCAAGACGAAAGCAGTCCGCTTCGGTTTTTCGTCGGACAACCTAGAACCGGCGGATATGGCATTACGCTGACCGCGGCAAACACCGTCGTTTATTATAGCAACAGCTACGACTTAGAAATTCGCCTTCAATCGGAGGACCGAGCGCACCGCATTGGTCAAACCAACAAGGTCACATACGTGGACCTTGTATCTCCAAAAACCGTGGATGAGAAGATTTTGGAAGCTCTACGAGATAAAATTATTCTCGCTGGCGAGGTGCTTAAAGAAGAAGCTCGGAATTGGCTGACCTAAACAAGATTGGAAAACCCGCCTGCCTTTTCTTCGGCGGCCCGCGCCAAAAGTTGTTGGGTAAAATCAGCGCCCGCGGACGGGTTGAAGGCAAAGTAATCGGGCCTTTGCAGGGCTTTTGGAAGGTCTGACGCCGCTCCGCCCGGTGCCCGAATGGGGCGCGGAGCCAGTGTTTGTAACCTCGACCGCGGTGCTTGGGGCAATGCCACCGGGGAAACAGAGCCTTCTTTTGCTTCAGCGGCATATGCTCCGATACCGCCATTTGTGGGATTTTTTAGACTTACGATTCCTGCGTCTTTTGCCACAACTTCAGGTGCAACAGACGGAACGGCTGTCTGAACTTCCGACAAAACGGCTTCCGGAACTTTCGACGGAACGGCTGTCGGAACGGCTGTCGACGGAAAAGCATTTACTAACAAAGTTTGGAAACGAGCCCGGCTCCCGTATTTTCCTAAAATAAAATCTTGCAAGTTGTCCATTTGTAACCGTAAAGACTTTAAATCGTCAGGTGTTTTTTTGCCAGTGTTAACCGCGTCTTCTTCGAGGTTAATAATGTTTGTTAGTTCTGCCAGTTTTTTGTAATCGTTATAAACGTCCTCTCCCTCGACAACCGATTGTAACTCTTCCAACGAGCTACGCGTAACAGGAACCGCATTGCCACCGACAAACATAGAGGACGGTTCGCTTTGCATTCCCTCCGGTGGAAAAAGGTCTCCAATGCTCATGTCTACAAACTCCCAATCCCGGTCATCATGGTATCACCAGGGAACAATTGCTGCATCCGGGCACGTTGTTCCGGATTTGCAGCGCCGGTCATCGGGGCAGGAGCCGCGGGCCGTGGAGCGGTAGCCGCGGGCCGCGGAGCGGTAGCCGGGGGACGGTAAAGACCGCGGGTCTGTATACGATCTAAACGAGACTGGTTTTCGGGGCTAAGGAGCTGCCGTGGTCCGCGTTTCGAGTCGTATGCAGGAGGAGTTGATCTAGCTCGTTCTAATTCCCGTTGAGCCTCTTGAGCTGCTTTAAGACCCGGACTGTCCGTTTCAGGTCGAATAGCTTCTCGGGGCCCCGCGGGAAGACCGGCCCTTAAAGGCCTTGCTGCGTAATCAACTCCAATGTAACCCAATTTTTGAAGTAAATTGCCGACTCGTTTAGCAATTGCAATTTTACGCCGCTTTTTACTGGGTTTTTGCAACATCAAAGCGAGCAATTCGGGGTTGGATAACAGTTCCATTGTCAAATCTGTTCGAAGAGCTTCTGGAACCCTCAACATTATTTCTTTCATTGCCTTCGAACCGGCCCCAGCCGCTTTAATGGAGCCCGTCCCTGACCCGCCCAGCTTTGAATAAATTCCAGTACCCACGGCAGAGCCCACCAAACTGGCATACAAGTCCAGAATAGGACCCGCGGTTTCCACAATTTCGCCAGCCTGACCCGTCATTTCTCCGGCTTCATACTTAACCATCTGACCGACGACTTCTTTAAATCGTTTGTCTTGACCCGGTGCCCAAAGATTATTTTGCACCATCCAGTCGTTAAGGTTTACGTTAGCCTCAGACTTTGGAAGTTTTTGGAAAAAACTGTCATACAAACTGCTCGCACTGAAACTTCCAGACTTTGAAGCACCCGCTTTTGTGGCGGCATATTCTAATATAGCAGACCGCATCCCGCTACGAGCTTTTTCGGCCAATTCCGGGTCGGCAATGCCGTCAATCATTTTTAACATACGATTGAGGTTTCTGAATGGAAATTTGCCGGTAATAGCCCCGCCTATTATCGCAGAGGGACTTTCTGTACCAAGAAGGCGTTGCGTAAATAGTCCGTCCTCACCTTGCATCTTGGGGTTCATGATGTTGTAGAAGCTCAATTGAGCCTCTTCGTCTTTAATTTTAGTTTTTGCTGCGGCGGTGTCGGTGCGTAAAACAAGTTGAGCGTCTTCTAAATTCTCCAGAGATTTCTTAACATCTGGAAAAAGGTCTAAGACTTCTTGATTATTGGCAACGAAAGTGTTCAGTTTATTTGGATTTATTTCGCCGGTTACGGGGTCAAGCGCTGCGAATCGGGCATTCCGATATATTTGTTGCGTTGTCCCGAGAAGAGAAGAAACAACTTCTTCCGCTCCCTCCAATTTCTCTTCCCGTAAAAAATCCCCCACTCCTTGAATTTCTTTCAAGCGGAGATACGTGGGATCGTTCCCACCTTGAAGCAACCGTGCGGCTATAAGTTCCGGAGCAAGTTGTTCTGCCCCGGTTTTGTCAGTGCGAAGTATTTTACCGCCGAATGCGCGCGTAAAGACATCATTTAAAGATTTGGAGTACGCGCGAGCAGCATCAAAATTAAAAACAAAATCGTCCGACCGGTCAAAAAGATCGCCTTGCGCACGAGCTGAATCCACCGCTAATAAATCTTTTAATAAAGCCTGTTCCATCTGGCTCGCAACATGAGCTTTTGCAGCGTCCGCACCCACACCGCTTTTATAATTCCTAACTAGGTTCAAAGCCAGTTTTCGCATGTCGGTAAGTTCTTTAGTGGTTAATTCCGCGCTTTTCTCAATGGAATTACCGTCGGCATCTACTGCGTAACCCAACTCGTTTCTTTTACGAGTAACAAACTTATTTAAAGCGGGAAAGGCTTCTAATAGTTCGTCGCGCGCTTCTTTCGTTATGTCCGTCAGGCTATCCCACTTAGAAAGGAACGCTGGAACGTTTTCGGCGTCCGTAGGAACGACAACTTCTGGAATTGAGTCCCAAAGCTTACTTTCTTGACGTCTAGCGGTCGATAAAGCCTGACCGGTAACATCAAACAATATGTTAGAAAGTTCCATGTTAGTAGACGGATTGTCGCCGCCCACCGCTTTTGCCGCACTCAAAACGTTATCAGCGGCTTGTCTTAAAGAATTTTGAATACTTTCAGTAAAAACGCGTTCGGTTAAATCACCCGCAGCTTGTAAAGCATCTTGATCGCCGGTTCGCGCCATCACCAAAATAAGGTTTTTAAGGGCTTGTGATGCTTTTTGGGCGCTAGATGACCGCTGGGCCCCCAGCTTTCCAAGTTGGTCAATCTGCGTTTCAATAGCATACAGCACGGGATTACCGGTTTTTCCCGCCGCCGTGAAAGCAATGGGTTTCCCGTTTTCATCTACTAAATCCCGAGTAAATTTATCGGAACCCAGACGCTCAATCAGGTCCTGCATTTGCTCTTGAATAAAACCGGCCTCGGCTTGTTCCCGAATTTCCTCTAATTGCTTAGGGTCTGTAACGCCATCGGCTATCTTAGCGGTATCTACAGCCTCCTGACCAACTTCGGCCTCTTTACCCATTTGAGCAAAATAAGTTTCTAATTCTGTGCGGATATTGTCTACGCCGGAGCGCTGACGAGACGTTTTCAAAACGTTTAATCTATCTCCAAGGTTTGACAAACCGGACCTAGCGCCTTCCACCGCTGCTCCGGAAATACCCCCTTCAGAGGCCCCGATTTTTTTAAGATATTTAAAAACAGAGCTTAACCCACCCAACGAAGCCATGGCGGCCGGACCGACAGGAGTTCCTGCTACCCCGAAAGCTATTTCGGAAAGAATACGGGCACCGACGTTATCGGGAAAAAAGTCTTCCGCAAAACCCGCACCTACGGCGCTACCCGCCGTGGCTCCCAAACCCAGACCAATTTCCAGTCGAGGAGTATTTCTAGCCTGAGCCGCGGTCCGACCCAAAAAATTCTCTGCACCCAATGCTAGGCGCGCGCTCCGGGGCGCTTTTTTGACCCCCATTGCAGCCAAATTAGTTACAAGTTCCGCGGCACCCAAACTAACGCCTTTTGGAATCATAAACGGAAGGCCCAAAAACACTAAGCCGCCTGCCGTTGTTTTACCCATTTCATACGCTTGGGTTTGGCCAGGAAGCCGTAAACGCTCTTCTCCTAACAATTCATTGGTAAGAAGCTGTCCGCCTTTGGCACCCGTTAATGCGCCCCCCAAACCTCCCAAAATACCGAGGGCTAATTTACCTTGAGGGGATTTGCCAAAGGCGGACAGCTTCTTTGCGCCGTATACCATACCGGCTAAATTTCCTGCGGCCGGAGCCGCTTCCCTGTAAACTCCAGCCATAAAGGAATCGTAAATATCTTGGTCGGAAAAAGTCCGACCTTCGGAGTCCGTGACAAAAATACTTAATATTTGTTTGTCCGTAAGCCCCCTGTCTGCTGGCGACATTTTTGCTATGCCGGGCCCGGATTCGTCCGCAAGCCTGTCAAAGAACGGAGACGTGCCGTCTCTTAGCCCTTCGTAGGTTATGAGGCCAGGATGTTCTGTGGCAAGATTGGCCGCAACATTTCGTGCAAACTCCTCAATAGGCTCTCGGACTACGGTCCCGGGATTTAATTCTTGATCTTTCCTCACATAAGCAGAAAAAGCACTTATATCGGCGGGCGTATAAACATACGGCTTAATCGTAAAACTTTCCGTCGTAGCACTTTCCGTCGGCGCACCTTCCATCGGCGCACCTTCCATCGGCGCACCTTCCATCGGCGCACCTTCCATCGGCGCACCTTCCATCGGCGTGGTTACAACTTCGTCGTCAAACCCAATATCCGAATTGCCCGCAAAAAGAATTTCATCTTTCATGACATAAGTCCCTTAAAGTTCCGGGTCAACGGGGGTTAGCTGGGGGGTTTATTTTTAGAGGAAGGCCGTTTCCAATTTTAACCGGAGGCGTTGTCCTCTGTCCTTTTACCGGTACGGATGACGGCAACGGAGTGGAGCCGAGCATCATGAGCGTCGTTTCTATCTGGAAATTTTTCGCCAAGATTCTGGCCGACTCTTCACCCGACACGGCCCCCGAGGTGATTGCTGTCAAATTGATACGTTTTTGTGCAAGTAACATCCCCTTCAATTGGACTAGCTTACTTGCTTCAGCTTGAGGGTTAGTAAACACACCTGTAGAAGGGAAAGCGTCTTTGACAATTTCCATCTCCTTCTGGGGAAATTTAGAGCTTGCAACTAAAGCTGATCTCCCCAGAATCATCACGATGTTAACGTAATTTCTGTTTTCTTGATTTTCCACAAAGGCTTTTTGCACACTTTTAGGTCCAAGGCCCGACAAACTGGAGAAAAAGGCACCAATGGCTTTGTATGGGCCGGTGCCCTTCAACGCCGCGTCATAGGCGCTTTTCGTAAGCCCTAGTTGCTCCGAAGTAAGTGCACTGAAGGTAGGTGGTTTACCCTTTACCTCGCTTACGACCGTCATCTCCGGAATAAACTGACTATCCATCTTTTCAAGCTGTTTTCCGGCCATAGCACGCACACGGGCTTGTCTGACCATCTCTACGGCATTTTCCGGAGACAAGATCACCGCATCAGTGGGCATATTTTTTCGCACGCCGTCTTCTGTTACATACGTTTTCCCGTTGTCGTAACTGAGCACGTTTTGGTTTTCAATGAGGAAACCTTGCACTTTCGGTGGAGCTTGTTGGGTGCCCATCTTGTTAACAGTGAACCGCTTTGACTGGGCTTTGGCGTTCTGCGCGTTGACGTTGGCAATTCGAGCCCGGCCCGTGGGCGTGGAATTATCCACGATTTCTTGCGTGACCGTAGCCGCGTCGTTTATGACATAGTAGTCGGCATCCGCAGGGTCCGTGGCTGTTTTAAAGAGGCTTTTAACAACAAAACCATCCGAGGAATTCGCATCCGGTACGACGGCTACAATTTCACCTTTCACGGTCTTTATTTCCGTGGCTATGTCCGGTTGGTAAAGGACCTTAGACGCACCAGTCTGTGTGTTGATTTGTACAATACTGCCGTCAGACGTAAATATTTCAGTTTGAGGCCCTATTCCCTGAAGCCTCTTTTTCACATCACCGGGAAGATTAAAGAAATCGGTTTTGGTCATGCCATATTTGGTGAAATAGTGCTGATCGGTAAGACCTAGCCCGCGCAGTTCGTTTTGTTTGTCTTTCGGCAGCGCATAAAACTGATCTTTCGTATGTCCAAATTTAGAGAAGAACTCTTTGTCGGTAACCGGCGGTTGGTATACGGTAAATTTGCCTGCATATTTTGGTATATCCGTTTGCGTTAAGAATGCAGTCTCTCCGGCACCATAACTAACACCGTTAATATTCACAGGTTCTGTTATGGTATAAGCCGTTCTCTTTGCAAACATACTAGGGTCTTCGGCGCTTACTACCGTAGCACCCTTATTAACAAGTTCGACATATCGGCGAGTTCCTGGAATGGCGGAAACAAAACCGCCAGGTATCCTAAAGTTTTGAGCTTTTTGAACGGTTCCGGTTTTCGGAAGTGGTTCGACATTGAAATTGGGGTCGTTTCTTTCAGCAGCGCGAGCCGCAAGCTCCGCATATTCGTTCCTACTCAAAGGCATATTTTGAGTGACTGTTTTCCCGTCGGGACCGGTAAAGGTTACGATGAATAAATCCCCAATGGGCTTGCCCCCTGCGTCTATTTCAGCTTTTTTTACGGTAGCATCGGCGGTTATTTTAGCCTTTCTTTCAGCAGCGCGAGCCGCAAGCTCCGCGGCAAGTTGCTCTTCCGACGATTTCAACGCCGCAAGATCAAGATTTTGCAAATATTTTTTCTGGTCAGCTTGAACGGCGTTAATCGGAGCCGCTCGGCCAGGAACATTGGCCAAAACAGGTGAGAAAGCCGCAGCCAAATTTTGCATGACGCTGCCGCCCGGCACGGGACCCGCGGCTAAATTTAAACCCGCCGCTGCCGCATCAAACAGAATGTTTGCTTCGGCCGTGTTCCGCGCAGCTTCAGTCGCGGATTCAAGTTCCGCCTCAGTCGCGCCCATTTGGTCCCGATATGTGTCTCTGCGAGGTTGCAGTATTTCGGCTAGGCGGACGCTGCCGCCAAGGTTAAAATTTACAGGGGGGCCCTCCATGGGAGCTTCTGGTCCGGGGTCCATATTTACCGTGGACATAATGCCCTCGGCCATCGGACCCTCGACGGGCGCATCCATGGCCCCCGCAGCAAGACCACCAACGCCAGCGTCTATGGGGTCTTCGACCGGAGACGTCTGCTCCATGAGGATTACAGGCTGGAGCAGGAGAAGAACCGAATCTGGTGTGCGGGCCGCGTCCTCCGGACCCACAAACCCGGCAAGTTCGTCCCTGCGCGCTTCAAGTGGAGCGGCGTCCTGACGGATGGCGTTAATAGCCTCCTCGACGTTGGAAGCCGCATCCAGATCACCAAGCACGTTCTGTGCGCCGGAAAGTCCTGCCATCAGCATTTGTTCGTCTTCGCCAGACATACCCATGTCCTGCGGAGGAGGAGCCATCGGAGGGGCCGCCATCGGAGGGGCCGCCATCGGAGGGGCCGCCATCGGAGGGGCCGCCATCGGAGGAGGAGCCATACCGCCATACTGCATGGGGATGACCCCACCGTCGCGGAACATTTGACGATCCATAAT